TACCACGCTCAACTGGACATTCTCCAATGTCTCCAGCAGAAAGGTTCAAAATACGTCCAGTAGATGTAGACTTTGTTCCAGTCAAATCTGAAGTTGTGCCTGCTAGAGCCAATAGAAGGTTCTCTAGAGTTGCCTCAGCAAAAGCAGTTGCAACGCTAACTTGCATTCCCTGCTTGTAAAGTTTCGCAACGTCAAGAATCTGGTCTACCTGGACTTCACCGAAGTCTGGTTGGAACTGCATTTCAAGTCCGTTGGTTGTGTAACCCACATTGTCATATGATGCATCTGCAGAGAGAGTCTCTCTATATGAATCTGATGATACGAATGATGGAGTTACTGTTGGTACTAAAGTTGAGTCTGCCATAAAAAATGCTGCAGCACCAACGATAATATTGGTTGATGTTCCACGACTATAAGCCATTTATTCACCTCTTTCTTAAATAGATATTAAGTTATTTGGCGTTTTTTGTTTCCTCAGACATAATTATAACATCTTTTTATATGACTATTTTTCCGCCTGCTGGCAATCCTTCTGGGGTCCAGGTAGGGGTATTTATTGGTGGCATCTGATGATAGTCAAACTCAATGATAAACTTGTTGCCACCATAGGTTCTTGCTGTGCCAAAGTCAATAATGTCTCTTGCCTCTTCTAATTGATAAACCTTAAATCTATGGAAATAGAACATACTATTGATAAAGTTAGGGCTCTCTTCTGTTCCTAGGTTAACCTTACGGATAGAGCACCAGTTGTTGACTTCTTCTGCAGACTCATCTAGTCTGTCCATTAATCTTAAAACTGCTTCTTGTATTTTTATCATATTTACCGTTGAGTTTTCTGCTGTGGCATAAAAATAATACAAAATTTGTTCTGTTTTTATATGAGGGAATTTACTCTTATTCATTCTTGATAATCTATCATAAACACACATTACTCCATCTTGAGAGGCTGGAAAGGTATTAGTTAGATCGTCAAGGGTTGAGGGGGATGATGGGAAAAAGGGAAGCCTACTAAAACCAGCAAGGTCCTCTACTTTTGTCTGTAGATATTTGTTAATCCAAATTAGTGGAGTATTTAGTAGATCTGTATCAGCCATTTATTAGCCCCGCATTCGTTATCCATTTATATCCTACGGACACTCCCTTTGATCTTCCAGAAGTTTTGCCTGCACGAATATTCTTTTTGTATAGTATTGGATTTTCTAAATATGCTGCTACACCGCTTGATCGTAAAAATGCTTGAGTAAAATACTTAGTAAAGAAAGAATCAACTACATTTTCAAAGCCACCAGTGGTTGCATCTCCTCCTGGGCTATCAACTGTGACGCTATTTTTAGTAAAAACCGTTTCTCCATTTTCTTCAAAAACTAAAACATTAGAATCTTTTGGAGTAATGACAACTGAAATGCCTTGCTCCATGATTCTTGCCTTATCGTAGAATGGAACATTTGACCCATTCTTAATTGATGAAGATTGTTTAAAGTTTGTCATAAATGATAATCCTAAATTACTTACTGTATAGTTTATATCATATAATCTTGCGTCTGGGCTTCCTACTTTAGACCACTCATATATGTGGTGTAGTGCTTCAGGGCTTACCCTTGCATTTGAGTCAATATACTTTTCTAATACTTCTTTTACATTTAGTCCAAGGTTTTTAAAAAATACTGATTTACCTGCTTTTACTCCATCTAGATATCCCAAAGAATATTCAACAATGTTGTTCATCTCTTTTGTAAATTGTTTAGTGTTTACCGATACTCTCATTATATGTCCGATGCCTGGTTCTCTGAACGGCGGATAGCCAAAGCATAATAGTCTGGATCTCCAAATGGTCCTATGATTGGAGACTGAGACTCTATCTCATATATTGTTGACTTACCAGCCCTGACTCCAGAAGTCTCTATATATAGGGGAACATCTGTTCTTGTTCTAATGTTTGTTATAACTACGTTTGTTATTGCCTCTGTATTTTCTTCTTGTGAAAATCTAATATCCCTTTTTGTTCTGCCCATTAAAACCTTTTTTAATGTTATGTTTACATTTGGTTTTACTTCTTCGTCTACCGTTCCATCTTTAGAAAAATTACAAACCACTGTTTTATTAAAAACCCAGGTTTTTTGAACATTGCCGTAGGCACCTTGTTCAACTATTGGATAGTAAACATCTGCTTTCATGGGATACATGAAGTCTGTATCTTCGCATGATTCCATTATAAAATCCCAGGCTTGACAATGTTATTAACGTACTTGCTTAAAATTTTATCTACTAGGATGTTGCCAGTTCCATCAAGTAATCTTTTATCATATTCAATTTTAAACTGCTCTGTGCTATAGGATTTTATGTACCTCTTATAATAGTCAAGTTTTCCACACTTAATGTCATTAATTAACATCTTTGTTGCATCCTGAATATCATATGGGACCACCTTGTATCCAGTTTCTAGAAGAATGATATAGTCTGTTCCTTCAGAAAATGCAACTCCACCACTAACCGTTTGAACATTTCCGCTGTCTTCTGTATCAAATAAAGAAATTGAGTCTGAGTATCCTAGGGGTATTCTTGCTGGTTTTCTTTCTGCACGGTTTAAGGCATCTACTGTTTCTACAGGATCCTTTGTAATTGCAGTCTTGTCTTTTGTTATTAAATAGTTATAAGAAGTTAATGCTGCTGGAGTCTCTGATGAATCATAAACTAACTCTGCATTTTCATGTACCGTTAAAATTTTATGTGTTTTATCCCACAACGGAATATAGTCAGTTCCTTGACCAACAACTTCTAGATAGGTTCTCTTATAATAAAAACCATCAACAACGGAATCAATTATCGCTCTTGCAAGATTCTCATACTCTGTATATTCTGTAATTTCTGTTGGTGTTGTTCCAAGTGTTGCTGGATCTACATATGGTCTTACAATGTCTAAGTTATCTTCTAGAACAATGTCTCCACGAGAATCTTCAACTCCAGAAACCGTAATACTTTCGTAAATTGTAACGGGATAAGACTTATCATATTTAATAAAATTGTCAGTAAGTGTATAGGTTAAAACTTTCTGAGCATTAGAAACACGGATAACCTCAAGTTCTGTTTGTTCCAATAGGTCATCAATTACAATAATATACTCTGTAGATGCATCTGGAACTGTATAAGAAAGAGTCAGTGGATATGGTGGAAGTCTAAGTATTTGCATTATTTACCGTAATAATTCGCTAATTCTTCAGGTGTCGCAAGACGGACCTGCTTACGTGTCAGCCATTTTTCTGATGCTTCTTTGGTTACAATATTATAACCTAGTGTCAGTTGGCCAACTCTTACCCAATGTAAATTTTTAGTTGAATATATTGCAATCTTTTCATTTGTTTTGCTTGGCTCAACAACCTCTTTATTAGGGTCTGGAATAAAACTGCCTATTGTTTCCAATATCTGCATTTTTGTTGTTGCCCCATCTAGATTAATATTATTCTTTTTGGCATAGGACTTTAACTCAAAAACTGTTTTTGTAACTAATTCCTCAATTGTAATCATCATATCCTCCTAAGTTATTATACCAGAATGTGAAGAAGGAGGGCCGTTGTTACACAGCCCTCCTCATTCAACTATTTATGAGTATTACTCAGAAGTAGAGTTTGCATCTGCATAAGCAACTGCATCTAGTTCTTCCCATTGAATACCAAAGCGGACGAATACTGTGTATTCAATTGTATCCTTCTTTGGCTTGTATTCACGGTTTACAGTAATATCACGCTGGAATCCCCATACACGGTTTGATGGGAATGTCAAGTCGACGAAACCATCTGGGTAGTAAGGAACTTCCATTACATCAATTCCTAATACACGAGTTGTACGTGCATTACCAATTGTCTGTGCGTTTCCATCAAGGTAATCTTGACGGTTTGCAGGTGTACCTGCTGGGCGACCAGCAAATGCTTCTGCGATTGCATCGCCAAGTGTACCGTTGTTTGAAACGATACCCTGGAAAGCATCTGTACCAGCGTAGAACTTTAGGTTCGACTTAACTGCACGATACTTACGTGGCATTGCAAGAATGATGTTTTGCATCACTGTTGGTGTCCAAGCATCATTAGAAACAGTAACAACTGACTCATGAGCATCATTTACATATGCTCCTCCTGTGTATACAGAATTTGTAGTCTGCGCTACGAAACCTTGCATGATTGAAAGGAAATCACCTGTTGCACCGTCACCATTAATGGCAAGGTCTTCAATATCATTTGCGAATGCATTTGTCATCAAGCGAACTAGATGATCTTCAAGTGCTCCACCTTCAATATTGTCTTCTAGTGATTCTGTAGAAACTTCCCAATCAAGACGAATCTTCTTTGTAGTAAGTTCTACCTTTGTAAATGTTGCACCAGCGTTTGTGTAGTTTGGACTACCCTGCGCTGCTGCACGAATGACACGCTCTCCAACGTTAACCTTTTCGATTTCCATTGTGTTTGCTCTCATCGTAACTTTACGACCATCCTTGGCGAGTACTGTTGCATCCCACACGTAGTCGATGAAGCGACGAGCCTGTTCTGGTGCAAGAATACCTCCTGCTGCCCCAGTTGGGTTAACAGCATTTGCTCCAGTTGTTACACCGAAGTTTGCTGTTGCTGTGTTACCGAGTTGTGATCCAACAGACGCTGCTGCTGAGTCAAGACCTGTAGCACTACCAACACCACCTGATACGAGTGAACCCTGAGAGTTAATTTCTGCTCCTGAGCCACCTGAACCTGGATAGTTCTTGGCTATATCTTTATCTTGTTCTGACATTATTTCACCTCCTAGTGAATATATTGTTAATTAAATAGGTCGGAATTTTTGAGGAAACGTCCGCCCCATAGGGATTTCTGAACCTTTACAGGCTCAAACTGCACGATCTCGCCTAGATCGCCAGACTTGCGGAAAGCGGTATCTTGCTCTACGGCATCTACTCTCTTTCCAAACTCATTGAACTGACCCTTGACCTGTGTTACTTCTGTAGACACATCGTCAATGGACTTGTTAAGTGCTGCAACCTGCTCATTAAGAGACTTAATGGTTGTAGCGAGATCGCCAAAGGCATTAGTAAGAGAGTTCTTGATTTCAGCAATTGCATCTGCAACTGATTCATCTGACTTTGCTACAGCAAGTTCGGCTTCAACTTCTGGAGCAACGCTCTCTTCTTCTACTACTAGAGCAGAAGGAACTGCACCACCATCATCTGATTTTGCAACAGCAAGATCTGCTGGTACTTCGTCAACGACTGCAGGAGTTTCTACTTCTGCTGGCTGTGCCTCTGGAGTAATTTCAACATTTTCAACTGCAGCATCTAATACTGCTTCTGTTGCTTCTGTCATTTTATTTACCTCCTTGGTAATCTTAATTGTACTAATGCCTTTAGCACTATCAACTAAGAACTTTATCATATTTGCTTTTTCGTCATCATTCTTTTCTACAAAACCAATGTTTTCCATGTTCTTACCACTGACTGGGCTTGCTTCTGTTTCTGAGTCAGAGACTAATACAATACCGTTTTCGGAATCGTAAAAAACATTTTCAATAACAGTATCTGCAGATGTTCCAGTTACAACACTCTGACCATTTACTTTTTCAACAGAAATAATACTTGCAAATTGATTTGCTGGGCTATCAACTAATGACAATTCATAAAGATCATAATCTTTAATAATGCGAATTGACTTGTCTAGGTCTGCATTATATGCATCGTCCCAAACCTTAATATTGCCACCAATAGAAAAACCAGTGTATGTGCCATCTAGGACTTTCTCCCAGGCATTCTGTGCACCCTTTGAAACATAAGCAGAGACATAAACTCCGTTATAAAACTTCTTTGAATTTGGATCAAAATAGCGATCTTCTTTAAATGAGATCATTCTTCCTACTGCTGATGGCTGATGCATTTCTCTTAGGTTGCCCTTGAAATTTTTGAATGCTTGAACACTTGCTTCTGCTGTAACAATGTCATCTTGCTTGTCAATGTTATCAAGAGATGCAAAGCCAGAGACCATTCGGCGTTCTACGTCTACCTTACCAATAGGCATTGACAGACGTAGGCTATCCTTGTCTGTTGTCCAATTTGCCTTATTTATCATCATATCAGAATCCATTATACCAAATGTTTTATTAGATTTCTCAATTACTGAGACGATCTACCCTCACCCGCAGGATTGCGTCCAGCAACTGTACTTGGGGAGTCAGAATTGTTATTTGTTCTTTCTGTATCTCTTGCTCTATTCCCAGAAAGATTTGCAGCAGCATCAGTTGCCTGTCTTGGAGTCATGACAAATGGCTCATCTCCATCTTTGCGTTGTGGCAAATCAAGAGCCTGACGAGCCTCGTTTGGCATCATAATTTGAGTCTTAACAAGTCTTTCAAGAATCTGCGATTGAGCAATTTCATCTGTAAGAGTTAGTTCATTAAACTTAAGCTCAAGAACATCTGTTTTTTCTTTAATAATCTTATTAACGACCTTCTCTAAATGATGTTGTGCTGGTCTAGCAACCTGCTCTTTAAATGTACGATCTTGGGAGAGTGCTGCCGCCAAACCAGAATCTGAGCCACCAAGTTTAGATATAGGAACCTGGTGAGCAATCAGAATGTCATCACGATTTTGTTTACGATACTCCTTGAAAGATCCTTCTTGAATACCGTTTTCAATTGGCTCCATCTTAAACTCAACCTTGTTTTGGTCTGTATCTCCAGGAAGTGGAATATAAAGAGTTCTGTGAGACTGAGACTTAAGCCCAGTTTGTAAAAATCTAAACATCTTGTCTTCTGCATCTCCAGAAAGTTTTGCACCTTTCAGGGTAATGATGTATCGTGGTACAGCCTTGTTTTCAAAATAATCAATGTTATATCTTGATGCTAGTTGGTCACCAATTAATGACGGCATTGCAGAAACAATATCTGGAATTCCATAATAAGTATTTAGTGGAGAGTATGACTTAAGGTGAATAATTTCATTTGCACGGCTATCTGCTGTTACTGGGTTTGGATTGTTTGCACCAAAATTTCTAAAGTAAACAACGGCCTGACCAATAATTTGAAGGTATCCATCATTAAGTCTACGAACACGAACAGTAGTGGCTGGTATGTGACCAATGTAACCAATATCGCCTTTAAGTGTTCTACCTACTTCAATAAAGCCGTTACCTGTTGCTTCAACATCGGTATAAACCTTTTCCATAATTTTTGTAAAAGAGTCGTCATCGTTTAGGTTTTCTAACCAATCACGAAGTTCAATCTTTGCTCTTTCAATTCTGCTTCTTGCTCTACCAGTTGCGCCTTCATCTTCTGAAGTTTCTAATCTTAGTGAAGTTCTATCTGTAACATCAAACCTGTAACCAAGACCTACAATGTTTTCTACCTTTGCATCAATTGCAGCGTGGTTTGAAAAACATGTATCATAAAAATTTGCTAGTTCATACATGTTGTATGGTGGTGTAATTACATCAAATAGACCGTATCCGTTCCTGTATACAGTTCCAGGATTAAGAGCCTTTGATCCAGCATCGTCTACTCCAGCAGGTACTGCATTTGCAGAATCTAGATACGCTGGTGTTGGAGATACTGCTTTGCTAATCTGTCTTACTACACGACGGCGAAAGTTTTGATCTAAGCCAGAGTATTCTTTTAATTCTTCCCAATTTTTATTAAATGGGTCGCTACCCTTAAACTGGCTATCCTCTTGTTCTTGAGTATTTAAACTTGCTCTAACATACTGGAAGTTATCATCATCAGTCACTTTCGTACGCATCCCTTCCGTGTGTCTTTAATGTTTTCTGTGCATCTGCAATTGCGCCTAGGTCATTAACATTTGGAATTAAACCTTGGATCATTCTGTCTTTTTGTTCTGAATATTCTTCTTCTGAAATTCTTGTTAATCCTGGAACAAAGACCGCTTTGCCTTCTCCATCATCACCATTAAATACTGCAGCCTTTTTAAGTTCTGCAATCTTTGAGATGTCCCCCTTTTGAGCAGGAATGTTTAATACAGAGCCATTTCCGTCAGTAAACCATTTTCCATCTGACTTCTTGTATACGTAAAGACCCCAGTCATAATGCTTATCAATGACCTTGCGTCGTACATTTTCAACAATAGGTTTGCCAGTTTTTGGGCTAAATAGAGAATCCATAACCATAAGTATACCAGATCATACTGGTGTGCCTACCGATACCGACCAAGTAGTGTCATTATAGACTCTCATCTTGTCGGCATCAAACACCATGCCTTCTTCGTCATCAATGATAATCTTATTAGTTCCCATGTAATTGTTATAAACCTCTTGTGCATTTACTCCATACAGGGCTGAGGCTAATGTAAACAGGGTGCTATCCCAAGAATAGTTGTTTAGCCAGAATGCCCAATCCTGCTCAGTTTCTCCATCTTGCTTAACTCTGCTCCAAGGTCTAGTGCTTCTAGACTGCAACTGTTGAAGATTGTTTGCTTGGTAA